TCGGCGTTTATGAAAACGTATGTTTTCGTAACTTCCTGATTTACTGCGCTGTTTGTCGTTTCCATTGTGTTGTTGTTTTTTGATGATGTAAATATACACAATTGTGTTGTTATACGCAAATATTTACGTAAAAGTTTCACGCAATTGTGTTATTTTTTTGACGAACGTAAAAACAAAAGGGCCGGGGATCCTGGACCCCCGACCCGCCAACGCCAACAATCAACCCAAACGAAAACCCGCTTTTAAATGTTTTTAAGTATTTTCCGTAATTCCCGGATCCCGACGAAACAGGATGCGGCAAGTAATATCGAATAATAGATTTTTGGCCATATTCCCGCCCCGCCCGTCATATTGTAAATAAAACTATCGCCCCAACCCGACCCGAGGTACAACGGATCCCAGGCACGCAATAAACCGCATAATATTTGATGCGCGGGGAAATGGATAAACAACCAGGAAACAACCATGTGGCCGGTATATTCTGCCGGCACCTTTTTAGCAAGCCAATAAACCGACGCGCCAAAACCTACCAATGCGATTTTTGATAGTTCAATAAAAATGGATCCTTTGCCCAAATGGTAAAACCAAAAAAGATTGTCGGTTGCTGTCAACAACAACAACGATAAAATGAAGGGGGGCAACATGGTCCGGGTTTTATAGTTTGTTACTCGACCGCCGGGTATAAAATTACCTCGGTTTCATCGCCCGCGGCAATCTGTAATGTATCGATACGGACGTCCGGATCCAATCGCAACTCGATTTCCTTTCCCGGGGCGACCTTTGTATATGTGGTCGCAAAACCGTCAATCGTAATCGTATTACCGCTCACGAACGCGCTGTCCGATGCACCCACGGGAACAATAATAAATACCTTAACGATCTCGTCCGACGGGTACACGTTCAATGTGTCCTCGGCCGACAAATCAAAATGGTATGTTTTCGCGGTTGCGGAAATGTAACCGGCCCGGGATCCTTGTTCGTTTTTACCTATAATATCCGCAACCAATGAATAAATTAAATACCCAACGATTGCAACGATCAAAATAATGTTTACATTTTTTTCTTTCATGGCTATAGTATTAAAAATTTGTTGCGACCCCGGGATCCGCCCCCGGTCCTGGTTCCTTTCGGTCCCCGGCTTATCTGATTTGCCCTGATCGCAACCGTAACCAATTATTAACCAAACCCTAACTAATTATGAAAAACCTATCTTAAAATGAGTATGAAATCGTTGTCAATAATACGACGGATCCGTCCAGGTATCCCAGGCCCAGGCCGACAAGTTTATTAAATGCGTCGGCCACAACAGCACCCCCAATTTTCGTGCTCACCTGATCTTTGAGGACAACCCCTGTCAAAAGTAATGCGTTAACCGAAAAATTGCAATAATCGGCCCCCTCGACAATCGAAAATTTGCCGTATGAAACGCCGGTGCCAACACTCGACAACGTCGACGTGGTAACCGGGCGCGTTGAAAGGTCCACGGCAACCGCTGTCAATGCAACGGCCGGACGTAAAAACCACGCCGCTTTCACCTCGATTTGTTCACCCTCGGCCCGTAAACTGATATTTCGCATTTCAATTTTTTGCTGAACCGCGTAACCTGTCATTGGTTTGAAAAATCCGGGTCCGCCCTGCGAAAATGCCGCCGACGGGATCAAAAACAACATGGCCAACATACCAACCTTTGCGGCCGCCCTTCGCTTACGGATCGTTGGAATATCGACGTTTGTTTTTTCGTTGATCTTTTTAACGATGAACAAAAGGGCCTCTAATATTTTTTGGAACCATAAAAACGGTGCGGCCCATTTTGTTGGAATTACAACGTTCCCGATCAACCACAACCCGACAACCCCGAGGACCGACGCCAATGCCTTACCAATCCCGAGGTTTTCCAAAATGTCACTTAATCCGCCGTCCTGGGCGAAAATTACCACGCTGATAAGTACCAACGGGATAAACAAAATCCAAAATTTCCTTTTCATTGTTGATTGTTTTTAGTTAAAAAATTTGAAAATGCATCCTTTTTTTTTGAGTTCAGTTCCGAAAACCCCGGTTTTCAGTAAATCCGTGTTTCCCTCCATTTGCGGGATTTGGTCAAAACTGGACGAGGGTAAATATTTCCGAATTCGCTTATACCATTCCTGATATGAAATTCCGCCTTCCAATGTTTTCATGGCGTAATATGTCATGGCTCCCTGGTATTTGCCGTTTATGTATGCGTCCGCGCTCGTTTGATATTCGGCGCAACCGGTCAAAACAATGTAATCCATGTCGAATGAACGTATGAAATTGCCGCGCCTTTTCACTTTCACATTTCCGGCGGTATCCAACGGGGTGCTGGTTGCGATCGGTTTAAATCTTGGTTTCTTTTTTATATCCCTGGTATTGGTACCCGAGAAACAACAATCCATGCCCATGAACAGAAATACATTTTTTGGCTTTTTGGCAATTAGGATCCTTTGTCGGTCGTCCGTGTATGCTCCATTGTATAAATATAGGGCCTCGTCGTATCCGTCGGCCTCGTCCCCGTCCTGGTCCGGCACCTGGGTCCCGTGTCCGCTGTACCAAATGACGATAAAATCCCCAGGCATGGCCGCGGCAAACGCGTCCGATATTTCCGCCTCGTACCGTTCAATCGTTACCTGGCTATTTAGAAAAATTTTAACATCAAACCCCAAATTGCGGTACATTTCCGCAACCCGTTCCGCATCGTCGGCGCCGCGACGTAAAACATTGTCCGGGGGCCTCATACCCCTTGCTAATGGATTATCGATTGCCGCTCCCGGGAATAAGGAATTTATTTTCTCGGGGACCAGGTAGGCGTCATTAACGCAACCCTGCAAATCATTTGCCGCTCCCGGGTAATCATTGATGCCGAAAATTAATGCGCGTTTCATATTTCTATATTGTCAGGATGAACAAAACCTAATATCCGTAAACCGGTTTCCGGGATCCCGAAATCCCTTTCCTTTTCGACAACCTCGATTCCCTCACGGCCACCGGTAGAATTACCATTGCCCTCGATCGATTTAAACCCACTCAATGATACCTCGACAACAATGCCGCAATGTCCCTGCCAGGATCCAACGCCATGGTTATATTTGCGCCAAAAAACCATGTCCCCGGGGCGTGCGGCCTGGTCGGATTGAAAAGGCCCGTTTCTATGGAAGTTGTACCACGTTTGCACGGCGCTTTTTGAAAACAAACGGTTTATATCGTCCTCGTATTTGGTGCCCTGGTATGTTTCGTAAAACACAAATTCGAGGTACAGGGCACACCAGGCGTTCCCAGGTTCGAACCCGCGTTCCGTCATTTTCTTTTCGAACCAGGCATTTTTAAAACCCTGGTTGCCGCGGATCTCTTTTAATCCAACGGTCGTTTGCGCAAAACCGATTGCAACGTCGATCGCTTTCATAACAAATGCAATTTATCGAGTAAGTACATGACCAGCACAATTAATGTCGTTATGGCCCATTGGTAATTTACATTGCGCACCTGTCGTTTTGCCTCGGCCTTGGCCTTTACCTTTGTTTCTGCGACAATATCGTCCTGGAATTTATTTAAACCACTTACTGCCGTACGTAATGCGCCGACGGTTTCGTCCAGGTTTTCAACTGTCGATGCCAACGACGGGATAATTTGGACGAGGCCCTTTTGGCCGTTTCCCTTCAAAATCCTGTCATGGTCTTTTAACATGGCTTTCATTGCGCCGAAATCGCTTTCATGTTTACAATTACATTCCTCCATTGTAATAAACGGGTTCATCAACGGCCGATAAACTGCCGCTGTAATAGATTAAAACTTTATAATCCCACGGTTGTAAGGTAATAGATCCGCTATATGCGTTTCCATCCTCATCCCTAAATGACGCGGCCCCTAAACTGAATTCGTGCGCTGTATCTGTCCAGTTTGCAAATGGCCATATAAGTTGATCTTCTGTTATCCCTGATACGTCGCTCCAACCTTGTATGTCGTCGTCGTCTGCCGTGGTTGAATGAACATCCCATCCGGTGTATGAGGTCCATTGCGCGTGCGTTAAATATGTAACCGTTGGCGAAACATACGAAGCAAAAAACAGATCGTCCGTTATAAATGGGTTATAATATTCATTGTAATCTATCGTATTGTTATATGCAGGGGATCCGTCATTCCTTAAAACCATGCCAATTTGGTCATTGTCACCCCCTGCCCAAAACACGTTATGTTCGTATGTAAGATGATTAATATTATAATCTCCCAACGTATTAATATTTGATCCGGTTCTGGATTGTGCTTGCGAATTGGTTATATATGGATTAACAGACACATTATATCTAAATGTGTCGTTTTCTGTTGTTTCCGTGGCCGAATAATTTATAAATGTTCCATAATTTGTGTTTATAGTTACGTTTGAATCAACAACCCAATATTGGCTCCCATTATCCAAATATATAGCCGGGGCAAATGGATAATTGCTTGATGCTTTTATACCCTGATCCGTTCCGGTGTTCATAATGAGATTTTCACGCATAATTTTGTTGTCGGCGACGGATGAAAACCCGGAATAAAGGCCACCGCCGTCGCTCATGTGCATTGCGTACCCGTCGACAACATTATGCAATAAAATAGCCGATCCAAATTGAGAGGGACCGAACCCGATATAACCTGCATTTCTTACGACGTTTTCAGTTGCATCCCAATGGCCACGGCCGTAAATATCGTAAAATGCCGCGTAATTCCCGATCCAACGGTCGCCCTGGTACCATGTTGTATCCGCTTTGAAATAACTGTTAAACAAACCCCAATCCCCGCTCGTCGTTCCGGAATAGGTATCCAGGTTGAAAACTCCATTATTTTGTGCCCTGGTAATTGTATCATTATGCAAATTAACATCCGACGACGCCAAAATAATTACACCAGAATAGGGTGAATTATCAATGTTCATCGTGTCAACGTCAATATTACTCGATTGGCTAATCCGAATAGTATTGTTGTTACCTCCCTGGACAAAACCGTTTGATACCCGGACGTATGAACATTGATCGATTGAGATAACTGAATCCTGTATTGAAGCATAAACCAAATCATTGTCCGGATCCCGGGGCCAATAAAGGTACATTTGTTGTGTCGAATTATCGAGGACCCATTCACCTTTTTGGCTCAATGCGTTGACGTGGTTTAATATTTTATATTTCAAATGCGCATAGCTGTACCAATCCGTAAATTCATAATTACTCAAATCCCCAGGATTGATATATATGCGATTTGCTGAATTACTTGTAATTTGTGCCTTGTCTGCAATCCAATCCCTTGCGCCGAAATACACCCAACCGCCTTGCCATTCATTATTAGAAAACGATTCGTCCGTTTCATCAAAATATTGTGAATTTACGGCGTCGACCGCGTCCATGTCATTATAACCGACGTCCGGATATTTGGCAACCCCGTATGTTGTGTCATTTATTAAAAGGGCATTTTGCCATATCACGGTTTCGTATGTCATGTTTGTTGACCCTATAAAATTGGCAATGGCCTCTCGATCCCGTAAATCCGAATCCGTAACAATCCATACATTGCCGGAAACGTTTGTCCAACCTGTTATGCGCTTGGTCCCCTTTATTGAAAATCTTCCATTCCCGTATTTATTCCAAACAGTTACCCATTTGGACAATGAAGGAACCCCGTTCCAACCGTTTAATGAGAGGGTGCCATAATGTACGGTGTCGGCAAGTGCAATAATATCAAAACTCGAATACATCGTGTTTGCCTGGCCCAATGTTTTAATTGGTTCGTCCGGGGAAGTTCCTGGATTGGCGTCATTACCCGTTAATGGTTCAACATACAAAACATCAAGGGCGCCAAAATCGGGAACCCCTTCATTACCGCCATAATATAAAAACCTTTGTACCCCATCGTAATATGTCAAATATTCAACTCCATTGTAATATGTATGATAATATGACGCGGCCGGCGGGGTGTCGTCCGAATAGTCGTACCAATCAGAATATGCCGGCGTAGTTCCGCTATTATAAAGGGCCGCGATTTCGCCCGCGCTTAATGTATCGTGAAAAATTGAAAGTTCATCGATTTTACCGTACATATAATACGAATCGTAATATGTTGTGCCCAGGTCCTTACGTGCAACGGCGTCCGATGTTAATTGATCCACGGACGTTGTTGTTTCGGCGTCCAAAGATCCATCAATATAAACCCTTTTGAAATGTCCGGCATAATATTCAAAAACATAAAAATGCCAACCGGCGGAACCCGGACTCGTAAAACTTAGCGTTTCGGGTGTTCCACTTACCCCGGTGCTTGCGTCCCGTGTGGTCCATGTATTATATTTGATTGTAAATTGATCGTAACCGGCGGCCGTCGCTTCATTCCAAAATGTATTGTTCGTTACGGTTTCGTCGTGTTTTATCCATACTGCAATTGTTATAATATCCGCGCCCCTGGACGGCGCCGTTGTAAATGTCAAATAATCCGTGTTTCCATTGTCAAAATATGCGCAATTATCATCCGGGGGATTAGTCCCCAGGGCAACAAGGGTTGCATTTGTATTTGTCAAATCATTTGACCCGTATGTATCTGCGTAATCCGTGTTAAAATCGTAATGGTAATCGATGGAATCAATTATCGATGTTTGCCCAAAAACGGAAATGGACACAAAAAAAGAAAGTATTATCGTAAATATTTTCATTGCGTTTTCCCCTTACCTAAAAAATAAAAACATATTGCAACAATTACCAACGAGGCAAAACAAATTCCCAAAATCAATGAGTTTATTTTGGCCGGCGTTTCAATTTTTCGTTCAAGTTCCTGTAAACGCCTTTCATGGTCCGCCGCCCAACGTGTCAATATTTCAGCATGAATATAATGCGCGGACGCTGTTTCAAGAGGTGATAAACCCTGGTTTCCATATTGGCTTTTCAATTCCCCTGTTCCGTCCTCAATATAAAACAATTTCATTTCGTAATGCATTTCGCCTGTCTGCGGATCCAAAACGAGTTTTTTGTCATTGAGGTATGTTTCCGGATCCTTCAATGCCATTTCCAGGCCGCGCCATGTTAATGATACGTGACCAGAATCAACCGCACCCGTCGAGGTAAATATCGGCCATGAAATACCGGCCGATGCAAATTTCGGAAAAATGGTTGAATCCCCTCTCACAATTAAAGAGGTGTCCGCGGATGTTCTTGCAATAAAAGCGGTTCCGGTTGATTGTGTAAATGCATTTATCCCTGTGCCCCCGCTTACTGCATTATGTATGTAAATGCCGTCGCCCGTACTATTGTTGTAAACATATTGACCGGTACCTGCCCCGCTGTTAAAAATATACATTCCCTCACCTGATGCATGGTAATTTCCAATCCTTATTCCGTTGCTTGTCCCGAAATTATTTAATACTATTCCATAACCGCCGGCCGTTCGCAAATATATAATTGTGTCCCCGCTTGTCGACGGGGCCATACGTAAGGTCCCGTATATATATTTCAAACTATCGTTGCCCGTCAATGTATTTGAGGATGAGGCATACGGAATTTGGTTTGCGGCAACGGATCCCCCGATCGTACCGCCGCCACCTGTCCCCACAGTAATATCAATCCAATCCGACCCATTCCACCACATTAAATTTGTATCATTGGGTTGAACGATCATTCCCGTTTGTTCGGAAATGCCGGAAAGGGTCGCAAGGGGTGCGGTTTCCTGTACCTCCAAAACGCCGGGGACTGTCAATTGTCCGTAACTTATTCCGGGGGCCTTTTCGTAAATCATGTAATAATTTGTTGACGGGGCAACCCAATAATGGCCGGATGCATTGCCATAATAAACCATATTCGTCGCCCATTTGATCGTATCGACCTCCAAAACATCCGGGATCGATGCCCCCGTACCCTCGACCGTGTCGCCATTGATTAATAAAACCTTATTGAAATTAAAATAATCCTGGTTTGTATAAACATGGATTGAATCGTCGCCGATCGTAAATAATAGGGTATCCCCTTGATATGTTTGCATTAATACCTGGTAAGGGAAACGGCCTGTTTCGGATCCGCGGCCGCCGACCCTCACGCCCTCATTGTGACATGCGATTGCCAGGACAACCAATAAAGGGATAAATATTTTTTTCATAATTTCGTTTTTTTCAAAGGATAAAACATTGATTTGTTCCGTTTCTTATCTGATGCGCAACCCCACAATGGATAATCCGTTGCATTTAGGTTCAAATATTCTCGAATTAATATAAAGGCGTTGAACGCGATTTCCCTCATTTCTTGTTGCCGCGCTTTTATACGTCCAGTTGCCAGGGGTTCGCTATCCGGCGTTACCTTTGTCCGTTGGCCCGTGGTCGTGTCGAATATATCACTTTCCCCAATGTACTTTGCGTAATTCAAATAGGCTATAACATACCGCAACCCTTTATGTGTTATTTGGGTCGCATCCGCCCGGGTGAATTCGTATGCGTCCAATAGGTTCGTATAATCCTCGGGTGTTGCGACGACGGCCTGGTAAAATGCGGATCCGAGTAATTTATCGATTTCGAAATCCTGGACCTCCTGGGCAAGTTGATTGTAATTTTTCTCGGCAAAGTTATTTGCCATCGGCCTTATATTTGCCTGTTGTGTTTGGGTCAATAATAGTGCCATTTTCAAAAAGGGTTAAAGGTTGGATCGTCCAATCCGTATTTTGTTGCAATACCTGGCTGTCAAAATGCCGGTAAATATCTGCGAACAATTGTGAAAACTCTTGTCGGATGCTCAATGTTAATGCATTGTAATATTTCTCGGCCTGGGCCAACATTTCGCCCGATGCCTGGGATAACTGGCCCTGTTCATAATCGATGAGGACCGCCGGCAATGCGTTGGCCGCCTTGCGTATGCTGTTAGCCAATCCGCGTTCCCAATTTTCGAACAATTTATCGTTTATGGTCGTTTCGATCTTTTCGGTTTTAAAGGTTGAATTGGCGACCAGGTCCCCCGATTCCTTGTCGAATTCCGCTTCCAAAATAACCAGGTTGCCGCCGTTGGGTCCCATCATGCTTTCGATCTTTTCCAACATTTCCTCGCGTTGCTCTTTGTCGTCCGGGGGTTCAACCAACATTACAATTTTATCGGTGAACCCGTCGCGGATCTGCCTGTTTTTGTAAAGTTGGATTTGATATTCGGTGTCCATATCCAAATGAACGGAATCGAACGGGGATAGGGGGTAAAGGTAATCGTTGTCGACAAAAAGAAAATACATTTGCCCACTAAACTTATCCGGTCCGCCGGCGTCCCTCACATTTTCGTCGATCGCGTCGATATTGAAATTGTAAAACCATGCAATATCCTCTTTTTTGAAGGATTGCAACCCTTTTTCCTTGGCCCAATTCGGGTGCACGCCGATTTTTCCACAATACCCGTTTACATCCTCTTTCGTGAACCGGCAATTTTTAAAAGGGACAACCCTTGTATTGCCAACCTTTTTGTTTAGGTTCTCATTGCAATGAATGTAAACGCCGTTGAAATATGCCAGGGATTTGGCACCGGCACGACGGATTGAATCGAGGTCGATCGGTTTTCCTTTGTGATCCTTGCCAACGACGATTTTTCCAATGTCCGGATTGGCAAATCCGGCACCGGCGATGTACCTTGCCAAGATACCCGCCGATGCCTTTGCCGTTTCACTTCCCAAAATCAGTTTTTCGACGGCCTGGGGGTAATCATTTTTTAACCCGAACGTCATTATGCCCTCTGTCTTTTTTGACTGCATGGACCGATTGAGAGTAACGGCCAGGCGCGGCGTAATTTCTGAATTTAGGATTTTCATGCGTGGGGCGTTTTATTCCTGGTCCCCTGTTCCGTCGTCGGATCCTTCGTCCCCGGTTTCCGGATCTGAATTTCCGCCCTCGTCGGGTTTGGGATCCTGGGTCCCCTCGGGGTCGGCGCCCTCGTTTTTCTGTTCCGGTTTCGGGACCTCGTAATCCTCGGCGGCTTTTATCAGCGCGTTAAACAAGGTTTTGTTATACTTCCGGCCACCGATCTCGGTAACGTCCGCATATTTTTCGCGGATTTTCGTTTTTGACATGCCGCCATCCAATAATCCTTTGATTTCAACGACGCATTTTTTTTCGTCCTCGTTCAACTCAACCGGACCCCCTGGCAATACTTTGAAATCCTTGTCCTTCAAAAACCCCCTGTCCAATAGGGCCTTTGCCTCGGCGTCGGTTATAAACTTATCGTTGTAATGCCTTTGCATCCCGGGCACCCAACGAACCCCGGTCCATGCGGGAACGCATGTCCGGCCTTTTGCTTTGTCCAATTTTTCAGCCATTTCAATACCGTTTAATGTTAATTGTTGGTAATACTGCCGTTGCGCATTTGTGCACCACCTGGGTTGCGCCCCTCCCAAATATAGGATTGAATAACAATCCAATAATTTTAAAGACAACGAGGACGCCAAAACGTCCTCGATTGGTGTGCTCAATATTTCGCGGACGGTTTCAACCATTTAGGTTAACAACCCTTCCAACATTGATTTTGTCGTCGCATAATCCGTTGACAATACATTGTATTGGCTGTACGGTTCGCCCTCACCGTCGCGGGTTTGCAATTCGATTGCGCGGACCCCGTTGTTTTCATTTGCCCGGCGTACGTCGGATGAGGGATAAAGGCCGGACTTCAAACCATACGCAACGAATGTTCCGTCCGCATCCGTCGGTTTATGTTTGAATTCCACGACAACGCAAACGTTGTTGAGGCCGTCCATGTTCTCGATGCTGTCCGCGGCAACCTCGAATCCTTTCAGGGCAAAGTAATGCGCGAACGTGTCGGCCAATTCATCCTGGACAACGCGATCGTGTCCGGCATTTAGGTTCTTTTTTACCCCGGTATATTTGTACGCAACATCGGATCCGGCCTTGGCGATCGTTGTAACCTTTGACGCATTGGTGCCATCGTAGGTTATTGTCATATCGTCCCGGTTAAAGATATATGCGACGGCTTCCAACCCTCCAACCGGTTGTGTCGTGCAATCCGATGTTATGTTCTTTGCAATTCCAGTTGTACAACTCATTGTTTGACCTCCAATTTATATTCGTTACTCGTCCCGTCGGTTGATAATCCCCACAATGTCGTCGAGGGAAATATCCGCGGCCGCGTCGGATCCGGTAAACGATATTTGCAACTCGGGCCAATTTACACCCCCCCTGTAATATGTCAGGGAATCGGTTGTGTAATAATCAACCTTGTTGGTAAATGCAATCGTGGTATCAACTTCGCCGGACCAGGATACGGACGTAATGGACGTCCAACCCTCCAAACTGTTCGTGCGGCCTTTCAATGCAACCGTAACGCCCCCGCCGTCGCCCGCTGAATCAACATCGACGTTGATATAATAATTGTAAAAACCGGGTTCGTCGATCGAAATTGTTTTGGCTAATGCATACGGGGATGCCGGCAAGGTGTCGGCCGTCGCACCGTCATATTGGAACCAACTTTGCGATGCCTTAATGGCCCATCCGGATTCACCGGACGTTCCGATCGCCTGTCCAAAACTTGCGACGGTTACGAACATGGCAACAATCAGGAAAATAAACTTTTTCATTTTTTTGTTCTTTTTTTGTTCAACATTCCGTGAATTCGCCATTAATAGGCAACCGCCATTAATTTCTCCTGGAGGTTCTTTTGGTCCAATCTGTACGCGAAATCGAGGTACCAAACCTTGTCTTTTTTCACGTAAAAACTGTCGAATTCCTTCAATGATCCCTCGTCACTCGTTCCGATCGGGATGTTATTAACATCGGTCAGGACGCAACGGTGTGGCAAATAATACGTGGTGCCGCTCATGTACGTTTGAATCGTGCGGTCCCAATCGTACCTCGGAACAATGGGAATTCCTCTGTAACTCCATGGCGTCGATCCCTTGCCCTCCTCGGTCCTTTGCAGGGAAAATGAAAGGGATTTATCTTCCATGTAATCTTGCCAGTTGGATAAAAGGGTGCGGGTAACCTGGTAAACCGGGTTGCCGTCCAGGATCCTGGAATCGCAATTGTTGTACATGCCACGAAACATTTTGAGGGCGGCGTCCGCGGCCAGGTTCAATTGGGCGGATTTGCTTGCCCCCGCGTTTTCGGTAATGGTATGCCTGTAAGACAATGCGCTCCCTGCCTGGTCCGTGAAAATCTGCGCCCACATTCCATCCAACATATTGAAATACGTTTTCGTGGTTCCCGCGGTCAGGTAACCGCCCGATGCGATAACATCGGCATTGGTGTCGCCAAATTCGGAAATGCGGAAAATGGATTGCATGACAACGTCGAGGCCCCTGTCCTTTATGAATGTAAACATTTCATTGTCGACGTCCTCCCAAATGTAAAGTGCGCGCATACTTTTTTTCCAGAATTTCAACAGGTCGTCGATGTCGTCCTGGCAATGTGCCAAACGTCCGGAAATAAGTTTGGGCGCCCATTGCTTTTCGCTTGTCGGGATCTGCGTTGTTTCCGCGTTCGTGGAACAGGACCCCGGATCAACCTTTCCGACCAGGCCGAATTGGCCAAAAATCGGGATGTACCGATCCTGGTCGACGCCTGTCATTACGTTATGTACCTGGTTCAACTCGGGTTTGCTGTAAACCTCCTCAAAAATCGCCTCATTGGCGGACCGTGCTTCCTCCTCATTGAGAGTAAGGGTTGAAAAATCAATTTTACTTGCCATTATTTTTTGTTTTTGAAGTTCTTACTTTATTACGCCGGGGGTTATTCTTCGCCCCTTTTCTTCAACAGACTGCGGGATGTCGGTTCCCCACCGTCACCGCCGGATGCCGGGGGCTTGCCTCCGCCCGGGTTGCCCTTGCTGTAACTGGCTTTAAAGGCCCGGAATTCCGTGTCCAGTTTTTCCAACTTGGCCACGGCGTCCGCGCTTGCCTGGGCATTGGCGGTGTTTTCCGCGGTCAGGGTTTCCACTTGCTTTTTGAGATCCGCGTTTTCATCCTTCAACGCTTGCATGGGATCGGCGGCCGGTTCCTTGATTTCGGTAACCTCACCGTTAACGCAAACGACGGTCCGCCCGTCCGGCAAAACGAATTCGCCAACCGCGGGGGCACCGGCAACGTTTGCCTTTACGCCGACGGCCAACTCGGCCGGATCGTTCAAATCGGGGAATTCAATTTCCGTTCCGTTAACGTCGGCAATCATTATCGCCTTGGCTCTGAAAAGGGCTTTAATGTCTTTCAACATTTTCTCAAAACCGTTCATTTTCTCAATCACCTGTTTGTTTTCCATTGCTGTATTATTAGTTTTAATTTTTGCGACGGCGTTAACGGTCGCGTTGACTATTTCCGCGAATCCCAATGTTTCAACCTGTTCCGGGGTCAACGGTTTGTTTTCATCCATGAACGCTTCAATTACCCCAATATCGGAACCGGTTGCGTTGGCATACCATTTGGCATAAGATTTGTTTAGATCGTCCAACTCTTTGGACGCCTTGGCCAACTCGTCCGAATCCCCTTCGATTGCACCCCACGGGTTATGAATAAGAAAAACGCCCTTTGATGGATCGTAAAACCTGGATCCTTTGGGGGCAAGGGTAAATATTTTGCTTGCGGCGGAACATACGTTGCCGGAATTTTTCGAAACAATCGGTTTTTTGGTA